CATACCCGCATTCATTTTTTGCCACTCTTCACGGATTTTATCTTTCGCTTCACGGTTCAAAGTGGTATCTACTTTGATAACGCCCCTGGCAAGTGTTCCATTTTTATAAAAACTCGAAAGATGCTTGGTTTGGGCTTTCATGAGTCCGATATTTTCCATTGCCACTTCAATTGGACTCTTATAATTGAAACCGTCCGTTGTAAAAAGCGGAAGGAATAAAACCTCATCCTCGTTATGGACTTGTTGTGTGCCGTCATCCATGATTTCGATATAAAAGACCTTTCCTTCTTTATCCATCACAATGGAGACACTAGACGGATACATTAAGCGAAGTGATTCGACTAATCCTTTGCGGTTAAAATCTTGTTTAATGAATGCCGCACCATGTGTGTTCATATGTACATTCATGGTGAATGAAAACTGATAGGGAGACTGTCTAGGGTTCGGTCTTGTTTGTAACAGGTAAGCCACTCGGTGAGCATTATCCCGTTCTCGTCCGTCCTTTGTTTTTTTGAATACCTGGAGCGGAAGTTTTGCGATAGACGAACTTTTTAAATAAATGGCAGCAAACACGATTCCTACACTGCTTCCATTCTCAACCGTTACAATTTCACCGCTAGTTGTTTGTTCACCAATACCTAACCAAGAAGAAAACCTTGGACTGGTCGTAGTAGACTTTGTTCGGTTAAAAAATTTACCTAATAACACTGTATTTCACCTCCTTTACTCCTTTTTGGGTGGTTCTGGATGATTCTTTGATGCAAAAAGGACGGAGAAAACAAGGAAAGTCACGCCTAATAGATAGCATCCAACAAAGATATTTAAAAGAAATGTCGGCACTATGACGAACAGTAATCCAATCAAAAGAAACAAATCATCGATAAATTTCAAGTACATCCCCTCCTTTTGCATGTATTTTGGTTAACTAACCCACTAAAATGACCAATCATCACTTAGGATTTGGTCGTTGATGTCGGATTCGCCACCACTTTCTAAAACAATGGTTCGAACATGAGCATCGATGACGGATGCGATGGGGTCTATGCGTTCAGTAGATTTGGATTTATCAAGCATTCCATTTCGGTTTGCATCATAGCGTAAAACGGAATTGGAAATACTCCATGTCAGGACGGGATTCGCAGCATGTTTGACCTTTCCTGCGTATACTCGGTCTCTAAAATCCTTTGTAGCGGGACCAAGTGTTTGGATTCCCTGCCTGATTTCAACCGTTGTATAGCCTTTTTTCTCAAGGTTCTGCATGAACTGACTCGCATTCCATGGGTCAGAACAGATTTCCAACACTTTTAACTCGTACTCTTTTTCAACCTGCTCGATATAGACCTCTAGGAATTCATAATCCACGACACTTCCTGGTGTCATGGTGATATATCCTTGCTCTTTCCATAACCAATAGTCCACTTTATCGGATTTCCTCTTTTGTTCGAGTGTGTCTTCAGGCATGAACGAATGATTAAAGACATATAAAAAATCATCCTTGTAAAACAAGAATGACAATGAGGTTAAGTCTATCTTTGCGGATAAATCGACCCCGACAATGCAAGGTAGCCCTCGCATATCTTCTAAAGTGAAAGTTTCTTCGCACTCTTTCCATTTATCGAGCGGAATATAGCTGTCAGGTTTGGAATCTATCCAGATATTCATATTCTTGGTTAAGAAGTTTCTCATTTTTTCAGGTACATCAAGAGCTGCTTTTAATTCGCCTCGTAAGAAGTTAATGCCTTCCTCATACGAACATAAAATCGGGTTCGCCTTGACCCAATTTTCTTCCAGCTTTATATCGTCATTTTTGTCGAGCTCATTTATCATCACGAAATACTCTTCATTGACCACTCCCGTATTGTTCGGGTCGAGTATTTGAGAAACATATTTATATTCGACTGCATAGCAGGGATGATTTAAGTTAAATCCTGCGGTGGTAATTATCATCATTAACGGTTGAGGTCTTGCCCCTGTTCCTGAAACAAGAACATCATATATTTCGGAGTTCGCATGTGCATGGTACTCATCAATAATCCCGCACTGTACATTAAATCCATCCCCGCTCTTTCCCGCATCTTTGGATAATGCTGTGATAAATGAACCGCTTTTTAAATGCTCGATTTTCCCATAAGCTACTTTGAACTTCCCATCAAAGAAGTCAGAGCCTTGTAATTGTGCTTTAATTTCATTCCATACGATTTTACTTTGTTCGGTTTTGGTTGCACCGATATACACTTCACTCATGTTTTCACCGAGTGCCATTCCTTCATAACTTCCGACACAACCTAAGGACTGTGACTTTGAGTTCTTTCGACCGACCTGCCAATAGGCTTTTTTGAATCTCCTTAGCCCTGTGTCCTTATGTATCCAACCGTAAATATTGGAGAAAATGAAGATTTGTATCTCATGTGGTTGGATATTCTGACCCTGAAGTTTCCCTTTGGTGTGTTTGAAGAGTGCCATCCAATTGATGAATTTCATTGCCTTCTCTTCATCAAAGATATAAGGAAATCGTTTTGTTCCTTCTCGCTTGATATCTTTTAAGAACCTCTTGCATGCCCACTTGTGTTTTTGGTTCGCAATGATTTCACCATTTAAAACATCATTTGAATAATCAATCAGCCATTCTTTTAACATTACACATCACCGAATAACCTTTGTTCTGGTGTCGGTGGTTTATCATCATCGTCTTTTTTTGGTACCACTAACTTCACACGAGAAGAAATTGACAAACCTAAATCACTTGCTGCTGAACGGCATTGTTTAAATAATTTATCCTGCATATTCAATAGTTCCGCATAAGTATCATTGGATATTTGAACCAATTCTGTCTCTACTTCTCCATATTCATCTTCCTTTTCTTTTTCAATCGTGATAACGGGCGATTGTTTCATCAACTCATCTGTTACTTGCAGATATAACTTCTTCGATTGTAAAAACCTCGCCAAAGCATCGACATCTAAATTACTCATTATGCCAATATCCACAAGTTCTGTAGCAATCTTCTTAAATTCTCTTTTTAAATCTTGTGGCAAATAGGTTGGAGGTTTGACTGCTTTATCACTTGGGGCTTTGATTTCAGATGCTTTTCTTTCTTCGATTTCTTGTTTCGTGAGGTTCTTATTTCCTTTTAGGAGAAGAAGTTCAATTGGTTGTCTTCCGCCAGCCATAATATCCCTCCTTTTCATTCAATTTTTGGGTAACTAACACATTTTTTATGAAAATGAAAAAAACGCCCGTGGGGAGCGCTTCAAGTTTTTTAAATCTGAAATTTTTTCGTGGGGAAGTTTGTGTAAGAAAGACTCCCGCCTACGTTCGATACCCTCCCAAACCTAGGAATTTGACCCAGGGCGGGGGTAAAACAGTATGTTTTCAACCTTTTTTCGTTCATTTTGTGTATAAAATAAACGATTATTGGTCCTTATGATTTCTTTTTATTTTTTCTTCCTGTGTCTTACGGTTGTGGTGCAAGTGACAAAGCAGTTGAAGGTTATCAAGGTTCACTCTCAACGAGTAGTTATCCTTTAGTTCTACAATGTGGTCCACCACATCAAACTTCGTATACTTACCCATAGCTAAACATTTCACACATAACCCTTTATCACGAATGATGGCAAGCTTCCTTGCTCTCTTCCATTCGGAACTATCATAAAAAGCTTTGAATTCATTCACATATGGATTGTTCTTTCGGTATTCTTTTTTCTGTTCATCTTGGATATAGGTATGCTTTTCACAATACCTATCTCTTGTTAAGGTATGGCAACCTGTTTTCAAACACGGCTTAAAAGGTTTCTTCATTTCCTCACCCCTTTTAAGTGCAATAAAAAAGAGAAGGTTCTCTCCTTCTCGTAAGGTTTCAATTAGTAATTCCATTCTCGGAATGGCACTTCATACTCTTTCATTTCCGTTCTCTTCTTTGATTGAACGGAAGCATCATCATTTAAGAACTTCTGCCATTCACTCTTTTTTTCATAAGGAATTTGTTTCATGTTTCGATACAACACATCTAATTCCTTTTGGGCATAAAATTTCATGTTGCCACTTCCTAAACTTTTAAAAAAAGTTCTTTCACTCTTATTACAGTACAAAATCAGGGAAAAATTTTTATTTTTTTTATTTTTCTTTAAAATTATTTTATTTTAATTCATCTAGCTCTTTTAAAAATCGCTTTTCTTTTTCATAGTTGTCATAATACATTTCTATTTGTTTAACTAAAAATTCCTTATTAAATCCCATGTCACTTAATTTCTCTGCTGCTTTTTTCAAATCCGATACACTGCTTCGAAAGGATTGGAATTTAAACTCTTCCTTTCTCCATTCAATATATTCAATCTCTGTTATTCCTTGATGATTCATATAAGCAAGTATTTCTAATTGTGGCACTGGCATATGTGTTGGAACATTCTTAATTAAACAATCCCCTAATTTGATGTCAATATGTTTTTGCATGTATTACATCCCCTTTATGTGTTAGTTACCTTTTTTCTTTTCGCTTTCAATACTAATTGTGAAAAGAAACTCTATTATCCTTTCTGCCATTCTATTAAATTGTAAATATTTGGGATGCATATCATTTTTATCCATGTATCAATTTGTTCTATAATTAGGTATAAGCAAATGGAAGGAGCAGTGTAGCAATGGTCGAAGTTTTAGTCGTAGCAAGTGTTGGAATTCTATTTCTCGTTGTGTGTCTTTGGTCTGTAAGAAGTCATCATCAATACGGAAAACTCCTTTATGAAGAACGATTAATCAATGCAAAACTATCAATTACCCATGAACTAGTTGAAGCGAGATTAGTGGAGGTCGAAAAAATGAAAGAAAAACTGTATGCGATTGGTGAATCATTAATGCACTATAAAGTTAAATACGGCTTTTACCCATGGGAAGTTGAAGTTGACCTTATCCGTTCCAAAGATTCAGAGAAACATAATGACCATCTGTTATACCAACAATCCATAGAAGACTACAAAAGAAAATATGGCGTTGCTCCTTGGGAATGGGAAGAGAAGTTAATTGACGATGAAAACATCTTTGATGATACCCCAATATATGATGACCCCTTAGAAGATTTCAAATCTCTTCATGGCTTTTATCCGTGGGAATTGGACGAGCAGAAAGAAGAAAAGAAGAAGTCATAAACAGGATTAAAGGAGGTCTTCTTTGACTTCCGCTTACATATGGGTTTGTTCCCGTTCCTTATTTTTGAAAAGTAAAGTTTAAGACATTGCCATCACTTGTTGACATATGCAGATTTACTTTATTGATTAGGTATTCTTGTTTGTCTTCTTCGATATACCCTTTGATTCCATCCCAAGCACTTGGAGGGGAAAACAGTTCATCCCATTGATATTCAGCAATCTTATCACCATTAGAATACAGCTTGATTTCATAAGTGCAGTTGATTGGTTTCATGATTCAGCATCCTCTCTGAGATAGACCACTCGTTTTTCAACTACTTCGCCATACAAATTAACAAGTTCCTCTTCAACAACTTCAACACCCTTAGAATATCTTTCACTTTCTTTCTGCAATTTTTCTTTTTCCTTTGAGAGTTCAAACGCTGCCTTTTTATAATTATCTAATACAACCTCTAAATATTTGTTTTTCGCTTTTAAATGGTCGATTTCTTGTAATATCTTTTCGGCTTTGATTTGATTGTGAAACTCGTCCGATATATGGTTTCTCATATCTCCACCAACAACAGGAGGTAAATATTCACCTATTCGAAAAAGTTCTTTTCGTGGGTCTTTGAATCTAAATAAACTCTTTAATTCTTCCCCTAAGGATTGTAACTCTTCGCTGAAAGTTGATGGATATTCTTCACGAAGTCTTTCTAATTCCCTTTTTGCTTTATCCCATTCTCCTACTGCTTTTTGCCATCCCTTGATTAAAATCTCTCGTTTTTCTTTTAACATTTTGATTTGCTTAGATTGGTCTTTATTCTGATGTTGTAGTTTTTCATGTTCCTCTTTTAAATCAATGAGTTCTTGATGCAATTCCTCGATGAGTTCTTGCTGTTCCACTCTTTCAAGGATACCTTCCGTGCCAAATTCTAAGAGCTGCTTATATTTATCTCTATCGGTTTCTGCTTCATCCAGTTCTCGTAAAGCTCTCACTAGTAGTTTCCCTGTTAAAAAGGTAGGGAAAGCCATGGCAATAAAAAACAATATGCCCATCTAAACATCACTCCTTAGCTCTCTAGACTTACAACAATATAATGCGAATTGAATTGCTCATGATAAACAGGAACAATCTCCTTTATCAGATAGGTTTCCTCCCATACTTGTACCGTTTGATTAACCTGTGGTTCTATCCCTTTAAAAGCATAATTGGTTAGGATAACACCTTCTACACTTTTTAATCGTTGACCGAATACATGGTCAAGTCTTGCTGAAATCATTTGATACTTACGATAGGGTATCGATATGTCGTCCATTTAACGATTCCCCTTCGATTTCGCTGCTTTCTTCCGCTTTCCTATCTTGCTGTAAATATCCGCAATGATTAAACCTGTTTTCGTTAATTCAGCATCGTCTGCGATTAAGTGATTTTGATTTAATCGAGCGAGTTGCTCCCTTGATACAAGAATAAGATTATTAAGTTCAAAATTACGACGGTTTTTATCCCCAAAAATAACCGTATATCCTTTGGGAACGGGTCCATTTTCTTTTTCCCACACCACCACATGCTTCATTTTCCATGTTCTTGGGTCTGCCACTTTCACCATTACATAATCATCCGTTATTCTTTCAGAACCAACTGGACGATAATTAAGTGGTCTTTGCCCTTTTTTAAATTGAGTTTCTTTTCCTCCTGTACAAATACCTTTTAATCCTTTATTCCAAGGCTCATGACTTTTTTCAAATTGCCCACCTGTAATTCCGCTTTTTAATCCGTATCGATTTTTCGTATTACTAATCTGGTCAGTGCTTTTATTTAAGCCAAAACGAGCATTAAACATCTCTGTTAGCTCTTTTAAACTACGACCCTTCACATTCTCTCTAAGAAAAGCTATTTGCTCATCTGTATAGGTTCGTTCAGAACCTGACAGTAGCTCACTTCTTAATCCATTTTTGCCTTTATAATTTTGAATATGTGCAACCTTTAATTGCAAACTGAAACGATTATTAAACATCTCTGTTAGTTCTTTATTGCTTCTTCCCTTTACATGTTCTTTTAGAAATGCCTTTTGTTCAGGTGTAAATCGATGTGCCATGATTAACCCTCCAACATCTTAGGTACTGGTTTGTCCGTATATAAACTGTTCTCTGCTACTTTTTTCGCTTCAAGTACAAGTGAACCGTTTGCGATAATTTGCTGTGCCACGATAGTTACGGTTTTCGCTCTATCCATCTCTTCTTTTAATTTATCCCCTGTAATTTCCTCATCGCCTAAACGCTCAAGCTGTGCAAATAAATGATTATTTAAATCTCCTAATGTATTTTTCATAAAAAGAGCCTCCTCATTTTTGGTAGTTTTTCATTTTATTTTTTAACGGATAATCCTTTAGTCTCCACTTGTTATTTGGAATTGTTTTACTAACTTTTTCCCTTTTTCGGTTAAGATAGCTTTTCTTTCTGCATTCCAACCTACTCCATATGCTATGTAACCTTCTGATTTGAACTTTTTTAACTCTTGAATCACTGCTTTCTCTGAATATTTACCATATAAATTTTTAAGTTCTTCCAATCGTTTTTCAAATGGCAACGCACAATATTTTAATACCACACATTGTCTTTCGCTTATGTTTTTACGAACTGGTATCTCAGCATTTTGACCGATTAACTTTTTCTTTGCTCGTTGAAAGCAATTATCGACTTGTTTTAAATCCATACGGTATTTTTGTGCAATTTCATCATAAGAGAGACCTTCCATATGGGCTTTGATTACATTTTTTTCATTGTCTGATAGATACCTTTCTATATATTTTAAATAGCGATTGGTCTCTTCTTTTATAAGAAGAACTTCTTCAGGAGTAGGTGCATCACTGACTAATATATCAGCAATAGTTGCACTCCCTTCTTGATTTGAAATTTCTGCATCCATGCTGATACTCGTTGCCAATGCTTTTTGCCGATTGTTATTTTGATGTTTGATTTCATTCATGATATAACGACGAATCGCTAATCGAAAAAAACCGAATATGGCTCTAGGTTCATCCAAAACTTCATTTCCATGTTCCACTTTATTGATGTCAAAGTCATATATAAAATGCGTGAGCATTTTTGTCTGTAAATCAACCAATACATCTTCATCATTATGGAAAGGAAAATAATAGTTTCTTCTTTTTTTTATGCTGTAAAATAAACTCTTCGCAAAGTTCATGATTTTTTCTTGAGCAGCTCTATCACTTTGTTTGGCTTTCTCGATATCTTCTAATGTAAGTTTCATAGTTACCTCCTAAAAAAAAGAACAGACTAAACGGTTTGATTCAGTCTGCTTGAAAATGCTTTATCATTGGTGCGAATGTGAACTCTGAATTGCCCTTCAGGATATCTTTTCACTTCTTCAGACCACTTTTCAATATAATGAAGTGCCGTATCTACATCTGCTCCGTAATAGCGACCAAGTATCAGATGCTTTCGTTTGAATTCTATCCGATACCAACTCATTGGTTTTTCTTCTTTCTGAATTCATCAAGTGAAAACAAGACTGCCCCTGTCCCTTCACTTACATCCACTACTTTTCCATCTATTTCAAGTGATTCTGTTTCTTTGGTAATGAGTGATTCCATAATCGCGGAAAAAGTGCGGTTTGCTTCTTTATACAGCTCAAATAAAAACGCATTATCCTCTGTATCTATCATTTCATCGATTAAATCATATAAATAAGTCAATCGGTACGGTGTTAAATCCATTCTTTATCCATCCCTTTCTGTTTAAGTTCAGACCAATAACTTTGTATCACTTGAGACAATAAATCGCACTCTTCACGATTGAAAACAAAGATATTCATAGGATTATCGCTTTTATCATTTTTGAACTCTTCAAATTGAGCCAGCAAATTGGCTAAGGTTAAAGTTTTATTTATCACGATTGTCATACTCCTTATAAGTGATAGTTGTCAGTTCATTCTCGTCCATATACGCAATCACTTGGTTTAATTGATAGATTTTATCTTCAGGGATATCTTTCACCATGTATCGTCCTAATTTAATCTCTGGAATCATGGTGATATCGTAAAACTCGCAATCTTCCATCATACATTTAGAAGTTTCCGCTTTCCCGTAATCATCTAAAAATTGCACGGCATTATCCATACAATCGGTTCTTTCGCATCTTTTCATGTTGTTCATTCCTCCAATAGAAAAAAGAGACCGAAATCTCTTTTGTTTTTTTGTACTACTATCTTTTTATTTTTTGGAATGAACCCTTTTTTGTTTGGTGTTTAATTCTTTGACAATTTTTCTCACCATTATATACTTTTCACGATTGATTTCATCCTCTTCCATGCCCCAATCAATGGCGATTTCTTTTGCTAG